ACCCCAGTCCATATCCTCATAACTGTCATCATCACCGTCAGTGATAAACAGCAATTCCGTGGTATCACGGACAGTTGTATCGGTGAAAGATTTCAGCAGCCGGTCGCACTGTTCTTTCCGGCCGCGAGTTGGGCACATCACCAGCAAACTAGTCATTCGCGCTCCTGTGAATAATAACCATGCCGTACTTATAGGTGATGAAATCGCATTGAGCGTCACGGTAATCCAGCATCGGGAGAAATCCCTCAGCGGTTCTCAGCATGCTGTCACCCCACGGTCCCCCCCAATGAGGATCGGCCCGCAAAGCAACCGTCCAGTCTTCCACCACATAAAAGCCTTGTTTCGCGACCATGGGCCACAAAACCTCGAAACTTTTACGGGTAGTAATACCATTATGGCTAGCGTCATCAACAATCAGGTTAAACTCGCCACCCAGTTTCCCCGGCAAACCAGGATCGTCCTGCGGGGAAATAACTTTACGGGTGCCACGCGGCCACCTAGCGTTCTCATTAATATCCACGCCGGTCACGTCACCAAGCGGGAAAAGTGACTGCCACATCCGCAGCGACTCACCGTTCTCCACACCCAGTTCCAGCACCTTGGCTTTAGGGCCAAGCTGTGCCGCAATACTCACATACGTCTGGAAATATTCATGGTAGGTGATTTTATCTGTATTGAAATAAGACAAGTCACATCAGCCTGTCTGCCCACGTTTTGGGAACTGTTGACCCTGGAAGTTCAATAGGCAAATGATACTCAAACGGGCGCACACCCTTCGCTGACACCCACTCAATAAGTTTAGTCAGCCCATCCTCAAGCTTCCACTCAGGACTATACCCAAGCAGCCGCCTGGCCTTATCAGCCGAACAATGAGCAGTATGCACTTCCGCTGGGCGGGGTGGGTAAAAAACCGTATCAAGCTGCGACCCCATAATATTAAGGATCGTCTGAGCCAATTCAAGGATAGTCGTACCCTCATCATCCGGGCCGACATTAAACACCTCACCCACCGCCACATCTTCCGTGGCGAGTTTCAGTAGCGGGCCAGTCACGTCATCAATATAAGAAAGGCACCTGCGTTGGCTGCCGTCCCCGTAAATAACCGGTGGTTTCCCCTGCAAAACACGGTTCACCATGATAGCCGCAACATTCCTGAACGGGTCATAGTAGCGTTGCAGCGGCCCGTAAATATTGTGGGGTACCGCAACACTCCACTCCACCCCATGAAGGTCACACAAGCATTTCACGGCGTTCTCAGCCGCAACTTTAGCGTGCGCATAGGGGTCCACTGGGCGGGGCACCATATCTTCAGTGAAAGGCGCGGCATGATCGCCGTACCTGGACATTGAAGAACAGAACACGAAACGTTTCACACCCGCGTTGATAGCTTCACGAAGTACACCGATGGTAGACATCAATGTGTTTTCGTAGACTAGCTGCGGGCTGAAAACGCTCAGGCCCTCATATGGTGCCGCCGCACAGTGATACACAACATCGACACCATTCATCAAATGACTGTAGGTGCCACGATCACGGCAATCAAGCCGCTTCCACAACACGCCCTGCGGAACATTCTCAGATGACCCGCCGAGCATTGAATCGATCCCGAGGACATCCCACCCAAGGTTAAGGAATTCGCGAGCCAAATGCGACCCGAGAAACCCCGCCACCCCGGTGATAAAGACAGCCTTCTTCATGAGGCCACCCTATCAGATTAGATGACACCTGGGATAATGCTAATCTGCGCGCCGGTAACAGTAGCCGTCGCAACAGTTTCACCGGAAAGGTGATCATACTGCACGGTTGTCGTGGTAGTAACAACCGTTGTACTTGTCGTAGATGCAACCGTCAGCACTTCCTGCGAAGAAACAGTATTTCCCACGATAAACGTCACACCAGCCGTAAAACTGGCATTAGATGTAACGTTAACGTTGGTGGTTCCCGCAGTACAGTTCGCCGCGAGAGCGGAGTGAGTAGCGGTCGCTACTGCCCCCCCGGCTGCATACAGGTTGGTGAACATGTTGACAATCCGGAAATGTGACCCGGCGTTCAACTGGAGGCCATTATTCTGGGTGACCCCAGCGTTCCCCACCCATAGCGGAGACGGCCCCGGATTAAACACCTGAACAGTAGCCGGTGCATTGAAGGTCACGCTGGTTGGCGCGCTATACACCTGAGTGGGAGCCCCGCCAAGGTTGTAGCTAGGCATGGTTGCTCCTCTCAGATAACAGAAACGTTAGTGCCGTAGCCGATATACAGCGGACCAGCGACATTCGTCATAGCCCAGATCTTTGAACCGGCTGGCAGTTGGCTAGCTGTCAGCACAAGAGTCCCACCGGCTGGGATTTCGAAACTTGACGCAGTTGCAGCAGCGGTAGCATTCGGCCCTGCCGACACGTAGCAAGTTCCAGCCGCACCATTAGTGAGAACAAGATCACGCTGATAGCCTGTTGCCGGGCTAGTCCATACGGACGATGATGTGACAGCAGTCATTGTAGATACTGTCACCCATGTTGCAGCAATAGCCACACTTTCTCCTTTTCTAGTATGTGGCTTCCCCCGGCCGGGGATAACCGGCCGGGGGACGGTTAATCAGGAGTAAGGCGTAACGTCAGAAACCTGAAGGCCCTGAAGAATACCCGAATAGAATGGCGCATGCGCAACCATAGAACCAAGCAGGAAGATCGAGTACCGGAAGGTAGCGTCGATCACTGGCCAGGCCACCGAAATGTAATCCTGCACACAGGTCATTTCCCACGCATTATCCACATGACTCCACGTCTGCGGAAGCTGATAAGACATCAGCAGCGCAGTGCCCTGAGACATCCACGGGTGAACCGTGAGCTTCACAGTAGAACGAGTAACCGGGTTAATGAACTCCGCGACAGCGGCACCAGCCCGGATACCATTCATCTGATCCTGGGAAATATTAAGCAGATAGTTAAGCCCCGCACCCTGCGTGAGCATGTCGTTAGCCAGCCGCATAAGGTCACCACCGTCCGCAACAATCTCAGACGGGTCAGCCTTGTACGAACCAGGCGCAACGTTGTTAAGCCCGTTGTTCTCCCACAGAGCATCAAGCGCGGTGAAAATCGCGTTAGTGCTGAGGTGAGTACCAACGTTCTGGTTGATGTAACCACCCTTCCACACGTTGGAAGTCTCGAAACCAACGTTGGAGTAAGGGCCAGCACCAGTAGCGGAAAGACCGGTGAGGGTCGGGATAAGACCCTCCATCCGGTTCGAAGAACCAGTACCACTGTCCGCAGCAGGCGGGTTAGCGGTAGCAGTTGGCAGCGCACCCTGAAGGGTGACACGAACACCACCGACAGCGTTAGCGGACTGGGTACCGGCCGTGGAACTAGAGGTTCCGACCATCAGCCAGGCGTTCGCCTGCGCAGGCGAGGCGTTAGTTGAAACATACACGTTGTACTGCTGTGCCCCAACCACTGCGGGAATCACAATGTCCGCGACACTCCCAGTAGCGATACTGGTGATGTCAGTGGAGAACGAGCCGATTGCGGTCTCACCGAAATAGTTCAGCGCGGTAACCGCAACCCCAAAGTGGCCGCCCGTTCCTGTCAGCGCGGTTTCGTTCGGGTTGGCTGTACGGATGGTGACAGTCGGCGCGGCGGCAGTAGCAAGCTTCTGCGAGGAACCCGCGATCATCATGTATTCCTCGCCCAGCATCATTTCCTGAAGCAGAACCAGGTTAGCCAGCGCGGAAATATCCTCAAAACCCTGTCCCTCAAACTGGGCCAGCCACGAAAGGGACTCACTCAGGCCGAAGAAACGGTAAGGAACGTTCAGCTTGTACTCAGTCTGCGAACCGGACTGAGGAAGGTTCAGTGGCCACGAAGACCCAGAACCAGGGTTAGTCGCGGTAGACTGTACAAGCTCAGGGATGGAAATGTCCAGAATTCCCTGACCGCCAGTCTGGGAACCAGACACACCCAGCAGGCCGTAGACCTGGCGGGAAGCACCCTGCCCGGCGGGGCGGGGGAACTTATTCCTGAACAAAGTGTAAACCGGGTAGATCAGGCGGCTAGGGGCCAGCAGGTCAAACGGCACCAGGCCATAAGGAACACCGGAGTTACCCAGGTTGGTTGCGGTGAAACTCTTCCGAAGATCGGAACCCTGCTGGGCCATCATCTTCAAACCGCGAGCCGGGGTAGCATTCCAGAAATCGTTAGAAATGCCGCCGATAACATCTTCGGTGTAGTTCGCGCCCTTGAAAGCGGAAGTCCGCACATCAAGGATCGCCTGGTGAGACTTAGTGATAATCTCACCCTCATCAGACAGCGGCATACCAGTCGTGAGATGCCCCGCACCTTTAACCAGGCTCTTAGCCTTCGTGGTGAAAAACCCCTCATAACCGGAACGCCTAGCTGCTGACGCATTCGCTGCTTTCAGCGAGGAAATATCCACGCCAGACCCCATTTGGGGGGCGGCGACGCCTTCATCGGCGGTAAGAATGTCCGCCACACTCGTCTCCTTTCAGGAGAAATTTATGCCAGAATTTGCTTAGACTCCACGGAACTTTTGCATAGCATTCCAGGCAGCTTCACGCTCTGCTGGATCTTCAGTAGTGTTGAATGTGTGATTAAGCTGCCTGAGTAGCATCTGCTGAGTCCGCTCCGCAGCCTCAGCTACATCTGGCACACCCGCCGGGCGCGCAGACTTGTGCATGTTCAGAGCCATGCCACTGAAAGGCTCCCCCCGTGGATCAGGAGAGTTCGCAATGGCGTCAATAACTTTCTGCTGCTCAGCAATCTTGCCTTCAAACACTTCACGCTGAGCGGTGAGCATTTCCTGAAGAGGCGTGATAGCCTCCATCACGGCCGACTTAACAACATCGGGGCCGTAAGTCTTCTGAATATAGTCAAAGCCCCACTGGTACTGGTTGACCGGCTCAGCACTCTTCTCCACAGGCTCAGGCTTAGCTTCCATCGCCGGGAGACCGAAATGCTTACGAGCATCATCGATGGAAAGGACGCCATCCTCAACAAGCTCCACGGCGGCTTCCTTCATGCCCTTCTCAAGCTCAACCGCCGCATCCTTCTGCGTATTCATGCGGCCAAGCTTCCCACGAGCCTCATCCACCGTCATCTTGCCGGAAAGAACCTTCTTACCAAGCTTCTTACGAGTCTTCTTGAAAGCCTTCGCAAGGAACTCAGCATAAAAGCCATCGTCAGTTTCAACAGGGGCCTTGAACACAGCCTCAGTCTTCTCAACCTCAGCCTCTTCGTTCTTGCCAACCCCCACCGCACCAGTAGCAGGATTGGGGTCAAGCGGGCCACGCGAATTCATGTTCATCGGGCAGACATTCGGCACCATGGCCATCAGGTGCGTGTGCATACGGCCGATAGCGGAAAGAGCCTGCTCCTTCTCCATGTGCGCATAAGTAAGCCGAGTAGGAACACCAGTCTCACTGGGTACTTCCCAGTCAGTCTTCATGAACCCCGGTGAAGGTGTCTGATGACCGCTACCCAGAGGTGGGCGATCGAACTGGCCAGCACCCCCCACAGGGCCAGAAGCAGCACTTGGGCTAGAGTTAGGACTCCCATAACCAGGGGAATTAGCAGCGTGACCACCCGAAATCACAGGACGATTATATTTACCAGGACTAACACACCCAGGAGACGGGTAAGAAGTCGGGCCAGGGTTAGCGTCACGGAAAGCCTTATGAAGCTCAAGCCGGATCGTGTTAAGCAGCCCCTCGTCAATATTCTTCAAAGTACGGGAAGCCTGCCACACCTCCTGCATTTCCATAGCTTCCTGAAGGCTCTTACCAGCCGCCGCGTCCAGCGCCTTATGCCGGAACAGGTTCTCGTCAATGACACTCTTAAAGTCCGCGAACGGGTGATACTTCGACACCTCATCCGGGTGGAAAGCCGGGCACGACAAGTCATGCAGACGGCCCAGGTCAATGTCGATACCGACAGTCTTGAACCGGAGCATCGCCGCCATCTCCGGGGATGCATGAAGCTCAGGCTCATCCGACTTAGTGTCCGGTGTCTTACGCCCAGCAGGCATAGGCGACTCAGGAGCAGGCCCCTTGTTCGGGATTTCCTTCATCGGCGGGGCGTCCTTAGCGCCGCTAGCCGACTGCGGGGTACCAGACGGGGAGCACTTCTCAGCGTCAGTAGTGGCGCTCTTATCGTCAGCGTCGCCGTCGTTGTCTGTCTTGCCGTCAGCGTCAGGCTTGTTGAGCCACGGGGGAAGCTTCTTGCCCTTCTTGCCCTTCTTGGGCGGGGTGTCAGCCTTGTCACCTTCGGGGTCTTTAGTGACAACCGGCTCAGCTTCCTTCGGGGCATCGGGCATTTTAGTCATGACGCCGTTTTCGATCACGCCGCCACGCTTCTCAACGTCCGCAACCCACTCGGGGTCGTCCATTAGATTTTTAACAGCCTGCTTGTTGTCGTCGGTATCTGAAAGTGGATTAGCCACACCAAGCTCCTTGGCCCTTCTCGCGATTAGCGCGCGTGCGCCGGATACATTTCCGTGACCGCTGCGCGCCAGGACCGCCGCGTTATGCAGATCCTCGCTGTTCGCGATCGGGTAAGAGCCATCCGGGAGGGCGTGGCCCTGTGAAGCGAGACCCCTGCGAGTCGCAGTATTAATATCCCGCTTGTAAACCTCATTCTCAGCATCATAGAGAGCCGTCTTAGCAAGCTCGTCGTAATGCTGCTCAACAAACTTGTTTTTCAAAATATTTGCAAGATCGTTCGGGGTGAACGTGAAACTCATGTCCTCAGGCATCGAGAACTCAAGGTTCTTATTACCCTCAACTTGCGGGATGCCGTAAGCACCCTTCTCCACGTCAGCACCCAGCGCTTTCTGAATGTCTTCGTCCTCACCGAATAGTTCACCCGTATACTCGGGGGCACCGTCAGCAGACTTCGCAAGCTGGAACTGACACCGCTTATTCGCGGGCCTATCAACAAGGCTAATCTCAACAAGCTCGCCATTAGTGATACGCCCATTAGGGGCACTGCCATCCCGGACAATAGTCGGTCTCGCAATCCCCACACTGTAGGCTCTCAGCGCGCCCTTAGAGACAAGCTTCTGCGCGACCGGCTCAATCACCTTCGCAGTCACCCAGGTAGCACCAGTAGCGTCAGTTTCCGCTTTAATACCGATACCGGCCGGGTCACGCTGAGGGTTGTGCTGGACGCGGACGTTTGCTCCGGTGGCAAGCCATTCCTGGGAAGCTTTCGCCATCCACTGCGGGTCAACGATTTGGTTGTCGCTGTCCAAGCCAGCATCCGACGCCTTGCCATAGACGACAAGATCACCATCGGCGTCAGTCTCAATTTTTTCAATTGGGAATGAGGCGTAAAGCAGATCGCCGTCCGCTGTCAGGGTTGCAGCCACACTTAATCCTCATCTTCCGTTGTGGAGAATGGTGTAAATTCACGTGTCCTTACAACCCATCCATCTTTGGCAGGCAGGACATAGCCGATGTCAGTAAGAACACCGAACTTAGATAGCTTCAAATGAATACCCGCCTGATCGCAGGCATTAATGATTTGCGCGAGATTATTGAGCAGGACTACGGGTGATTCGCCCGAAGTTTTTCCCACTCTTCGAGAGCGGCCTGGCTTGCGGCGACGACTTCGGGATGAACGTGCCTTTTTGGACCCCATTTAAGATCCCCCTTAGCCCACCGTTTCACCGCAGCGACCGCAAGAGCATGCGAGGACTGCTCATCATGCCCGGCCCGCATCAGCGCATTCCTAATATTCTGGATATACGCCGGGAGTTCAAGCGGGGGATGCTTCGAATGCCACAACCCCTCATGCCCGATAGGAGCATGAGTAGACGAAAGAGAAGGAGTTTCCTCAGACTTATTCCGGGGGTCAGTACCCGAATGATACTGAGACGAATGAGTCTCCAACGCCTCATCGGCGTCCTTCTGGTTCTTCACCGTCCCCAGATACGCCCGCACCGGGGTACCAAGCTTCTTATGCGCCACCGCCCGGTGATGACCGTCAATAACATCAGCCTTATCACCCTTATGACCCTGGATAAGGATAGACGGCTTCACCTGATCCGGGTTCTGCCTAAGCTGCCGGACAAAATCATTAACCTTGCCAGGCTGATGAGTTGCCGCCCACTTCTCCTCATCCTGGTCATCGATCCTGTCCCACGGCACATCAACTGGCCCCTGCCAGGTTGCTCTCCCCACCCAGTCAATAGCTGGTTCGGGGAAATTGGACCGCATCAGGTTCTTGACGTGCTCCGGATCGACAGGATTCGGGTCCGTGTAGTCCGCTGCCGGGCTTGGGGTGTCATTAATTGCCACACTCAGCCCTTCTTCTTTTTAGGTGGCAGCTTCACAGCCACATTCGACTCGTCCTCATCCGACCAGGACTCGACTGTCTCAGCCGGATCGAAAGCCTGCGGCGGAACAGACCTAGGGCTCATCGGCTTAGGGGCCTTAGCCGGAACCGACCCGACAACCGGCTCACCCATCCCCTTACCGGACGGAGCCGCCCCAGCACCGATAGACGCACCGGGAGGCTGCCCACCCGAATTAGGCGGGCTACTAGGCGCACCACCACTAGGTGATGGTTTCTGCGGACCCTGCCCGCCTCTGCCTCTTGCGGTGGGCATTTTCGAATCATCCGGAGCGGGGAGCATCAGGGTGTTCACCGCGTTCATCCAGTCATCCGGCGGTGCGTCAGGATCGTACTGGATACCGTCAGCCCTATGTGGGTAAGGCCAGTTCGCGCCAGTGGGTTTCGGGGCAGGCGGGCCATCGGGACGGTCGCTTCGCTCACCGTTCTCATTAACGGCGATAGCTTTCGCAACATCCCGCCAGTTAATATTCTCCCACTGATCCCGGAAATGCGGATGCAGGTTAAGCTCCGACACTTCTTTCCGCCTGAACCAGCCCGTTCCCGCTGTTTCCTCCGGGGTACTGCCGTTCATGCGAGGATGGAAGTACGGTGTTTCGACCAGGAAAATCCACACGTTCTTATCTTCCCGGCGCTGACTCAGTGTCGCCTTCAACTCAAGAGACGGCGGCAGGTCACCTACCTCTTCAGTGGCTTCCCGGATAGCAGCCATGATCGGCGGCTCCCCGTCATGCGCGCCACCGCCAGGCAGGCCCCAGGTGCCGTCACCGGATCTCTTCTGAAGGAGGTAGTGCCACTTGCCATCTTCAGGTGAGCGTGCCCTGATCATTAGGAACGCCACTTTTTCGGGTCCTTGTTCACTTTTACCCAGCGGCGGCACCACCTCAACCCCTGCGGGGGCAGGCATGCAGCGGCACTGCGGGTGGAACGGGGGCTCTAGGCCCTTCGCGGAGAAACCAGCATCAAGGGGGATGATCCCGTCAGCGGCAGCACCGGTGCAAATGTCGCAGGTGTCGTCCGGGGCGATCAGAAGATGCTTATACGCTACCTGATGGTCGTGGTAGCACTGCATAGCACCAGCGTTCATAGCCCTGGCTATCTCAGTGCGGGCGATAATCTCCGAACGGGCTTCGTTACGGCCGAGTCCGGTTCGGGCTATCTGCTGAAGCCAGTGCTCACCTTCGGTAACGATGAACGCCGCCCGGTCGTCACTATTAGCATTTTTCTGCTCACCAAGCAACTGGGATGCTGAGGAGTAACCCAAGTCCCACGCTTCACCCCACATGGGGCTGAGCGCCTCGCCGAACACCTGCTTGACCTCATCATTGATCAAGCTCCGAAGGACGTTCGACGAAACCGAGTACCTGGTCACCGCGTCCTTGCGGATGTTAGCCGCTTCCTCTTCGGCCCGGTGGAACGCATCGCTTACTTGCTCTTTGTAGCGGGAAACCAGGTTCAGGTCGTAATCCCAGCCTGGCCACTGATAACCCCGGTTACCAGTGTCCTGGAGGACGGGCTGCTGATCATTTTGATCCTCTGGAGCTGAAGCAGCCACTGCTTCCGAAGCTTCGGGCTCCTTCGCCTCCTTGACATCGAGGATCAGCAAACGATCAACGGCCGTGTCGATCAGGACACCCTTGGTGATATCAGCTTCGAGGTTACGTAGCATCTCGTTGTCAAGATGACGTGGCACCCACGATCCGATGAGGCGTCCCTTACGGATATGCCGTTTCAGGGCGTCAAGTTCACTCGCGACCGCTTTTTTACGGGAACCAGCCACCGGGGAACGGTTAGTTGTCCCCCCCGTCCGGGGGGTAGGCCCCTGAGTCGCCCCAGAAGCCGCCGCATGGGCTGGTGTAGCCGATTCCCGGTGCGGGGACACAGGTGCGGGATGCGAGCCGTTAGGTTTCGTCTGACCGCCGCGCCGCACGGTCGGCTGCTTAGTCCGAGACCGGGTAGAAGTGGTCTTCTGACCCGAACTGGTGCCCTTGCTGCCACCCTTAGACCCGCCACTTGATGAACCACTCCCGCCAGAGTTCTGCTGAGCCGCCATAATCAGTTGCGGGGCCATCGAGAACGGGATCGGACCCTGCGCGGTGAACACCACCGGCTCCGAAGTCTCCTTCATCCCCCACGGTGGCAGATCGAGCCGCTCACGAACCTCATCAATACTCGCGATACCGTTCTGGACCTGCTCAACACCCAGTTCAGTGATTTGCTGCTTATCCTCATCATCAATGAGGCCCTCAAACTGGAACTGCATGTCCGGCTGATGGCAAATATCGTGCAGAACATAATTGAAAATGTCACACAGGAACTTCAGCATCGGCTTCGTTGACTTACGGGTCTTCAGGTCACGTGCTTCCTGCCCAGCGAACCGCACCGCACTCGCGGACGGCCCCGAGGAACCCCCACCACCGATATTCGGCAAAATACCAAGCTCCACAGGCTGCACATCAAACGCCATACACACCTGGGTCTGCACCAGGTTGTCAAACGAATCCGAAAGATCAACCGGACGCTGCGGCTCAACCTTAGAACCCGGCGGGAGGACCATCACCTTCATGTGATACGCCGGATCGCCAGCGATAGCGTTCAGGGCGTCCTGAAGTTCTTTAATCTGCGACGGTGTGATGTTAGGATCACCCGGAGAAATGTAAACCGCAGGGATAGTGCCCTCAGTGAAGTAATCCAACTGGAATTCTTGCTTCTGAAGACCCGAAATAATCGGCAAAAGGGCTCTTTCAACCGGCGGGAACCCGTAAGGTGTCTCCCTCGTCGGCTTCAAGGGCGCGTAAAGCATAATGTCAGACCTGAAAGTGTTAATTTCAGACCCAGCCAGCCCGTAATCCTCAATATCCGTCCCCCGCATAATCGACAGAATGTCACTGCGGGGCACACCATACAAATACTGCTGATAAGCAGGCGCAGGAGGAGCAGGATGCCCACCATGCATGTCCAAAAGCGGCCTGATAGTCGGCCCCGACACCAATTTAATATGATCCAGGTCAGAACCGAGCAGTCCCCGGCCCAAACCAGTACCATATTTCGGGCGGAACACCAGCGAAAGCGCATCATAGACGAAAATTTCCTCAAGAAGCGCTTCCATGAACGTGTGGAACGACCAGTAATCCGGGTCGGGATGGTTGAAGAACTTCGTGGCGAGCAATTTACGTTCCCCGAAGTCCCGCATCGCCTTCGCGTCACCCGTATACGCCTTCGCGGCGTCCGTGGTGAGGGTAATCTCCCACTCAAGGCCAAGAATTTCATCTTTGCGAAGCTCAATACACTGCCGGGCGACAGAATATTTCTTCGACAAAGTAGCCAACTGGTCAAAAGACGCCAGTTTCAGGCCCTCAGTACCAGGCGGGGTCGGAAGGTTCCACCCAACCCGGTACTGCCACAACCTCGGGTCAGGGAACAGTGCACCCGGTGGTGGCTCATCAACCGGGACAGGGTTGATTGGCCCCATCGGGCCGAACGCACCATCAGTGAACGTTCGTGAAGGCCGGGGGAAGAACGGCCCGTACGCATTCCCGTAAGAATTGTTCTGAAGCATCTGGGCTGCGAGAGGACTAACAGTCCCCGATGGGGTGCCCATCCCAAGTTTTCTGATTGCTGCGGCGATAGCCTCTGGACGAGCCACTACCGCCTCCTCAGGTCATTACCAACTGTCCGGCAGGCAAAACAGGAACCTCGGGACTGTCGGTGATCTTTATGTAGATAACGTATGTTCCTGTCCCCAGCGTTATAGTCCCGGTTGGACCCACTAGGCATTTAGCGGTATATGGGTAAATGATATTACTGGGGATACTATCCCACGAACCGGCAACCCAGTCGCCACTAGCAGGTATTTGTGTGGGGGTTGGCATGAAAGCAAACTGGACAGTATCACTAGTCGGGTTATATGGAAGGCCAACTTTAGTTGCGGCTACTGGTATCAGAATATACTCAGTGGACAATTTGGAGAGTATGATTGCCTCATATCCCACACTCCACTCCGTTCTGGGCACATTCAAGCTCCATCTATTGTTGCTCATGGGCCAAGCCGCCAGACTCTTTTAGCGCTGGAAAGCAACCATTGGAAAGCGGGCACCCCCAGTTTGAAAACAAATTCCTTCGTGCCCGAGAATGCGTGGATAATAAACGATGCCGTCACATTCACCGTGGTGGTGAGCATAATAAGGAAAGCGCGGCCGGGGAACGCTTGCGCTGTAATGACAGTATTAGCTTTTACATGGAAACTGATAAATCTGGTAACTGAACCGGTTATATTTACGCTACCGGTGACCAATTTCCTGCATTGCCGTCCCGCAAATGTGGACATAGTTGTGCCTGCTGCAATTATATACCCTATAACACGGGATTGTGCAACTGCAATCGCAGCATTCGCGGAAATTTCTCGTCCTATCTGCCGTACCGTCTGTCCAGCTACTGTCAAGTTTCCCTGGATCGTCCGGTAGACAGAACGAGTAACTCCCGAATTCAATATAGCAGACGCGGAAAGAATTGGCTTAATCTGACGGCCCAGAGAAACTGTTGTGGCGATAGAAGCAGTCAGATTAAGCAAACGCACCTTGATAAAACTCACGGTGCCGGTTACAACTACAGAAGAAGCAAGTTTCCTGCCAATAGACCTGATTACTGCCCCAGTAACAACCACGGAAACGGAAATTGCTTTCGCAATCCGGCTGAACATTGCCCCGGTGACAGTGACCTGCGCGAACATTCCCGCACCGACGCTTCTCTTCACTGTTCCTGTTACCGCTACAACAGCAGATAGGGTGAGCAGTTTCACTTTCGTGAAACTCAATACTGCTGCCGCCGTTGCAATCGCTGTTACCGCCCGGCTGATTTGCCTGATGACTGAACCTGTTGCCGTGGCAATAGCTGTAATGTTTTTCCCGATACGGTTGACTACCGTGACGGTGGCTGTTATCTGCCCAGCCAGCGGCTTGCCAATACTATTTTTCAGCGTGGCAGTGGTGACGGCTTGCGCGGTGAGAGTCAGCAGTTTCACTTTGATAAGGGAAACTGCTGCAATCGCAGCCACCTGACCAGCCAGATTCTTGCTGATATTACGGATCAGGACACCGGTAGCCACAACTGTTGCTGTAATGATTTTCCCGATCCGCGCACTGATAGATGCCGTGACAGTTACGGTGGCAGCCATGGGTTTACCGCACCGGCGAGCCACCGAACTGAAAGTTACTGCTCCTGCCGTCAAAACCCGCGCAATACTCCGGATCGTGGTAGCTGTAACTGTTGCCGTGGCATTCAAGGTGCGGGTTACCTGACGGGCAACAGCCGCAGCGGCCACAACTGACGCATTCAGCGGTTTACTGATCTGAATGCTCTTGGTAGCCGTGGCTACTACCTGGGCGGCTAGCGTCAGCAATTTAACTTTCTGTATGGCTAGCGTGGCAGT